CGTTCATCGAAATCGGTTTGTTTAATACTTTGATCGCCGCCGACGACCATGTACGGATACTCAGGGGGAAGAGTTTCCGCAAACAGTCGTGCTAGTATTTTAAATTCTGTTTTTTGTGCGTAGTGCAAACGTTTGTGCACTGCCGACATAATTCTTGTGCCTTGTTCTAAGAGTGCCATGGTCGTGCCGACCGGTAGCTCTTGATTACCTTCGCCGATGTTTAAATTAGTAACCGAAGCAAACCTTTGACCAGCTTCGACACAAAAGCCTAGTAACTGGAACAAAGTGCCCGATGGTTCTTTGTACGGTAGCGGTATCAGTGAATCCCTAAGTGCGCCGCCCGGAGCGTCGACATCTCTGAACTCGCCGGGCTCCAAGGGAGTCTCATCGTCGCGGATCCTTAAACCACGTGCCTTAAACCCTGCTGGTAAGTTGGAGAGAGTTCCAGCATCAACTAATTGTCTAAGCGCAGCTGTGGCCGTCCTCGAAAGGCCCCCGATCATGTGGATGAGACCAAAGCCATAAAACCCAAGGCCCGGCAAGAACTTGTAATGTACGAAGTATTGAATCTTCTGTTTCATAGGATCGTCTGCACGATAGTTCCTACGAATCGACAATACTTTCGATGAAGTGCTATCTACCGTAATAATGTACGGTAAGTGCATGCCGTCTGGATCTTCGAATCCCGGCAAGTCCATCAATACATGAAACTCTAACAGTTCGTACATCATGTCCGATGTACCGTCGATACCTTCTAGTTCGTCTTCTTTATCTTGGGTATCGGACGCCCCGACATACGAAGGTTTGATTTCGACGTCTAAGTACGCGCCGCTAATCTGCTGTGCTCTAACTTCGTTGTGCGACATCTTTACGATGTGCGTAATTCTTTCACACGTATTCAGATCGCTGACTGAATACGGAACCACTAAGTCGTCAACCGGCACGAAGTTACTGCACGGTCTTTGTTTCATGGTGTCGTAATAAACTTTCTTGAACGCCGATCCGGCGAGCGGTAGATAGAACAGTAACTGATCCATCTCTGGCGTGTACTCTTCCATCTCGGTCGTGATCTGGTAGTTCATAAAATCTTGAACCCTACTGGCTTGCAGTTCTACGTCCGGGGTCGCTGCGCCCATGACCTGTGCTTTGACCGGTCCTTTGCTAGGTAGTAATTCTTTAAATGCTTGTGCTTGAAACTGAGTTACCGCTTCGGCAAGCATCGGGTGAGTTACCCCTGATGCGCCCGGAAAAGGTCTGTCTCTATCTTCGTATTGAAACCCAAGGAGATCTAAACCTTTGACGTAAGTGTCTTCCCACTCTTGGCGACTCGCTCGGTCTTCTTCGAAGTCGCCCATAAGTTCCATAGCTAAACCAGACAGTTGTCCGTCGTCCATGAACTCTGCTAGGTTAGACTCGAACGGGACTTCTTCTTCAGCTTCGTCGGGGAAGTAGTTAAGTTCGGCAGAACCGTCGGCGTTAAATTCGACGGCTACATCTGCATCATTTGGAGTGGGGTCTTCGATCTCAACTGTCTCCCCCGACTGTATATCTAAATCGATTAGGTCGCTGACTCTTTCTATGTTAGTTGGCTTTTCCGCCATACCTTACCTCTCCTAATAATAAACTTTTAGTTGTCTTGGTTCATTATCGTTTAAATCTTCGTCCGATTCTAAACCTATAAACCCGCCTTGTCGATAACGCATTAGTGCTTGCGTGGTCGAATCCACTAAATCGTCGTGGTCGCCGTAGGGAAACGCTGCACATTCTTCAACTAATTCTTCTGCCCAACGCGTCTCTGGTACGTAGACCATGCCCGATTCGAGCATGGGTGATACGGCATTGACTCTTGCTATCTTGTCTTGTCCTTTACCCGGCGTGAAGTTCACAACCGGTATACCCATCTGTCTTAGTTCATGGGTCAAGGGCATACCGGAGGCTTTTGCCTCGATAATAACCGTGTCGGGTTCCCAATATTGGTATTCTTCTAGGGCAACGCGCTTGAGTTCTGGGAAATCCCACCGACCTTTCTTAACATCAAGGAGCAATAACGCAGGACCACTGTCCTCGCTTGGGTAAAACACGCACCACGTCGTAATCGCCGAGTAATCTGCCGTTTCGCTCTTCGAAAATGCGGTATCGTAGGACTGAATAACGTATTGCATGTTCGGAATGTCCTCGTGTTCCCATGTTTGCCACCATTCGCGCTTCAAAATCGCGCCTTCTTCCGAAGTTGGGTTCTGTAACCACTGTGCCGACCACTTAGACACCGGTAACGACGCTTTGATACCCTCTAATTCGTCCATATTCCAAAATTCTGGCCATAAAATGTTGCCTGAATCCGGAAAAATCGCTGGAAACTCGACAACTTCCCACTGATCTGCCTTTTCGTCGGCTTGTTTTGCTAATAATCTACCTGTTAAGTCCTTGGTCGACCATCGAGTCATCACTACAACGATAGATCCACCCGGCTGGAGACGTTGACGCGGTCCAGAACTATAATATTCCCACGCATTGTCGAGGGCTCGCGGTGACATGGCGTCTTGTTCAGAGTGAATGTCGTCCAACACAAGTAAATCCGCCCCCCGACCAGTGACCGCTCCACCTATTCCAGCGTAAAAGGCCTCACCGCCCTTGTTGGTTTCCCATCTACCCGCTGATTTGTTGTCTGCTTTCAAAGAAACTTCAGGAAAAATCTCGCTGTACTCTGGCGAGTCGATAAGGTCACGAACTTTTCTACCGAATCGAAACGCTAACTCCGCGGTGTGGGTGATTTGCATGAGCTTGAGCTTTGGGTTAATGCCTAGTAGCCAACTGGGAAAGAAAACAGAAGCAAACTCTGACTTGGTGTGTCTAGGTGGCATGTTAACAATCAGTCTTTTGATTTCGCCCTTAGCTACGCCTTCTAGTTTTTCAGCAAACCGCTTGTGATGCTTGCCGATAATGACATCTGACCACATGTGTTTTACATACGGGATAAAATTTTTCTGGGCTGCTTCTTGTTTCTTTTTAGCGTTGAGTGCTTTGCTTAGGTCTAACAGCTCTTCGGCTACATCGGGGTACTCTTTGGCTATTTGTTCTAGATCTTGTTCTAGTTCCTGATCTTTTTGCATACTAAAATTTTTTTCTAGCTATGGGACTCCTGCCCGTATATATAATTTAGGGGGGTCAGGGTGCTAACTTATCTGATATCCCTTTTTGTGTCTATTTCTTTTTCTATATATACGTATATGTAATCAGGCGTTTGGGGGGGGTCCCCCCTTTTTGTATCAGATACAACCGACAAGCTAGACTAATCTCTTTTTTACTCGTCTAAAGTTGTGTTGGTTATAACACAACGACTCGTAGAGATTAGTCTAGCTTGTCGGTTGGCGGTCGCCCTCGCGCGAAATAGAAGTTGACACGCGCTCACAGGTATAGGATAATTCTTATATCTTAAATACAAATTGGAGTTAATAATGATCAAAATGATTTTTAAACTTAATATCAATGGCGTTGACTTGGTCGGTGGCATTGAGCCTGACGTACACGACTTAACCATCAATGGAGTACGTGTTGTCAGTAATGGAAACATGGATACTCACGCGGTTGAGGAACTCATGAATATGAATGAAACAAATGTAAACACTTTGGAGAATTTACAATGAAACTAATAACCGAAGAAATAAAAACTAAGTTGGCGTCTAACAAAGGGGACGCCAACGTAGACAAGCCCTACTTAAAACTTTTCAGTCCAACAGGAGCGGCAACTTGGTTGATAACTGAGATTGTTGATGAAGATACCTTGTTTGGTTTGTGTGATCTTGGCATGGGTTTCCCTGAACTTGGTTACGTGAGCTTGCAAGAACTAGAGAGCGTTACACTTCCTTTTGGTCTGAAGATCGAAAGGGACATGTACTTCACGCCAGACAAAACCTTGTCCGAGTACACAGAGCTTGCTAGGCAACATCAACGTATAGTTATGAACGAGTCTACCGACCCCGTTATCAACATGATGAACATACTAGCTGATGACTAAGGAGTTTAACTCCACAAAGGGGGCAATCGCCCCCTTTTCTTTTATTTAATTTTATTACTCTGATCCTCCTGCTGGCAGCCAGCAGGGCAAAGCAGACAGATACAAGCAACAAGAAGACGGCTGATCCTGCTGGGGCAGCTTCGCCTCAAAGTTAACAGATACAAGCGACAAGCAGTTGCTTGTCGCTCAGTCCGGTCGCGCGCGGTGCAAAAACAACTTGACCGTCAGTGTCTTTTCGTATAGGATATATCTTACATTTATTAATCTCCAAATTAATAAATTGTATTTAAGACTAAGAGGTCGTGGTTCCACGGCCTCTTCCATTTAGGACCTCCTCAGCTGCGCACGTAACCGATGGCCATCCGGGATCACTGACCGGGCTGGGCCCGGGTAACTGACATCACATACAAGCCACACGCTCCCCCCACGCGACAAACTAAGACGCAAGGTCGTTGATCCTTTGACCAAGGTCTTCCCAATCTTTAATCATAAACGGAAGTGACACGCCGTTTGCGAGGAGATCATCAACATGGGACGAGGGAACAAGGAACATCTGAGATTTTTTAGGTGTGCTTTCTCCGAGGGTCTTTACCAAGATAAAAGAGGGCGACTCTGGACGCGATTTGTGAAAGGCTATTTGATGGGGCGACAATTTTACTTTCTTACTTTTACTTACTTTGAGTTCAACAGTAAAAAACTTTCCAGCAGAGGTCGTGCCAAGCAAGTCTGGAACGCCTTGAGTAGCCCAAGACTCTAACCTAACCCATTGAAATTGCTTCAAATTCTTCTTGACTTGCGACCAAAAATTGCTCTCAGGTTTTGCCATAGGTTTGATTGTACAAAAGTTTTCTGAATGAGAGTAAGTTTTTTATTGATCTATATAGGAGAATATGAGAAACTAAGCATAGTTTTAATACAATTTTAAGGAGATATATTATGAAACTAAATCAAACAGAAATCAGGGCTTTGGCTAAAAGATTAGAAAGAAAGGTAAAAGAAGGTTTACCTAAGATTGAGTCTGATCTTTACAAGTCAAAGAAAATAAAACCGCTTTTAGAAAGATGGAAAAAGATCCAAGTTGATTCAGACAAAATACAACAGGAACGCGGAAAAGTAACTCAAAGTATTGAGAAAGCTATCCACGAAAAAATTAATTCTGAACTGATTGAAACTACCACATGGAAGAGCAATCGCAGAGAAGATTTACCTTTCTATTTAGATACTTATTACCACACCGAAACAATGCTAAGGGAAGAAATTTCCTTATCAGTTTTGGACGCGGATAATTTAGCAGAGTTGACTCAAGCCGTTTTTAAAAGCTTAAACATGGAGAGTAAATAATGAGCAAAGTAGGACAAGCACTAATCGAACTTCAACAAAAAGAAGATTTGATCTATGACGCGTGTATCGACAACTTTGGTGATTGTGAACATCATTGGACAGAGTCTAAGGTGTTGTTGAAACAACTTAGAAAGACTTTATCGAAAGATAGCTACAATTTGGTTGGCGACTTTGTTGATGAAATCTGGGTGGACTACTGCCAAGATATGACAGCAAAGCACGGAGAGTATATTGCTTGAGCAATTAGAAAAACTCGAAAGGGCGATATGGCAACTTGAGGTTGCCATATCGGACTTAGAAGAAACTATCGAAGAAATTAATCATGGAAAATTGGAAACCATTAATAAAGGAAACTAAGCTCGAACTGAGCGAAAAAGGCAAAGCTCCTTATTTTCACATTTGGAAAAGCAAGGACGAATATGTCTTTCTTATTCTTTTGTCAGGAGCTGGAGCAGTCAGACCGATTTGCAAAAATGCAAAGAACATAAAATTAAAAACTATATTAAATACCACTATGGAAGGTTGTGATATGAGTTTAATAGAATATTTTAACAGTCAAGAAAAGGAGCAATATTATTGCAGAACTTTAAAGGACGAAAGACATTGGAAAAAAATTCAAAATGCTATTAAGGAGGCAATATGAAAAACAAAACACAAGCAGAGCCCAACAGATTTACGAAACAAGCGAGCAAAATACAATGAGCCTGCCGAAGAAAATAGAGTGGACAGGTAATTGGCTTAACTTCTATAAATGCCACGAGTGTAGTCACAAGTGGCAAGATGTTTGGGATTGCCAAGTGGACGACTCTTGTCCAGAATGTCAGGCAAGACACAATTCTCCATATAGGAGCGACGAGATTTACGAGGGAAACTATGATTGAAGAAGTAATATCAAAGAAAGAACTTTGGGCGGAGTTTGACAAAGTATTTAATCCACACGACAAGAACGATCAATACGTCCATGTCATCATAACTTTTTGGCAAGAGTCTATTGAAAACATCTCCGTATTCGACAGCTTACAATTAGCAGAGAGGTACATTGAT